TGCTCTACGCGACCTACTTGGTGGCGCAACAGCAGCAACAGTCGAATACTAAAATTCGATAAGTCGTGGAGGGAGCGCTCAGCAATGGGCGCTCCCGATACGAAGTAAGTAAACGTAAAAACAAACTTTAAGTTAGGAAGTAGATTAAATATGGCCTTTACAGGAGTTTTTGAAGCACCTGAAGTTGTGAGCGCTGGCTTTGGTCTACTTGGCTGTGTTAAACCTGTCACTAATCTAGACGAAGACCAGTGGGTACGTGGCTTCTCTCAGTACTGGGACAGCGGAGTATACTCTGCTAAGAACTGGGATGACACAGACACAAACTCGTATACACTAGCAAGTAATGCAACACCTGTTCGTTATCTAGAAGTTAAACCATTTTTTGTCGAGGTTGAAGACTATCGCTCAACACTAGGTCTACTTGGTGTAGACCATATTGCAAGACTTAAGCGTCAGATAGAGTGTATTACTCAGAAAGCTCTTGAAACAGAGCTGTGGGACGGTGCAGTTCGCATTGCATCTACACATGCAAATCGAGCACTAGTAGACCCTGCCGCTACTATACTTAATTCAGGCACAGCATTATCCGCTCGTCGCGCGCTCGCGCTACTTGAGCAGTCAATTGGAGAAGCCTCAGCATGCGGTATCCAGGGAGTCATTCACATGACCCGCGATGTTGCCGCACTGGTTGCAAGCTCGAACTTAATTTATCCTTCAGCCGACAGCGGCGATACCTTCCTTAGAACTGTTGGTGGAACTCCTGTAGTAATCGGTTCTGGCTACTCTGGAGCAGGCCCAACCGACGCTGCTGGAGATACAGAGACACCCACAGCAACAAATAAATGGATGTACGCTACAGGTGACGTCAGAGTCATTCTTGGCGATATTGACGTTGTTAATGACAGTCTAGCACAGGGCTACGACGTATCAGGCAACGCGAACAACATGCTTCTTAAGGCAATTCGCCCAGCGGCAGTGTACTTTGACTCATCTGTACACGCAGCAGTCAGAGTTGACTTAACCGCGTAAAATATACGTATTAGCAGCCGCTTCTAAATAATAAGGAGAAACATAAACAATGGCAACTCAAGAATACGCCGCGAGTATTCAAGGTGTGTCAATTCGAGTAACTCGTCTTGACGCATCTGGTAATCTCCTGAATACAGAAGGCGACAGCTACACAACTTCAGGCTTCATGCGCTTGTCGTTTACGCCTGAGTACGAAGAAGGCGACGAAATTACAGAAAAAGGCGCGGACGGTACTGTCCACGTCACATACAAAGCACCAGATACTTTAAAGCGTATTTCTATGGAGCTTGCGATTGCAGAGCCAGACCCAGAGCTAACACAGATGATGTCTGGTGGTCTTTTGCTTCGTAAGAACCTTGGAACATTCGCAGCACCAGATCGCAAGTCAATCGGTTGGTCTTCTCCTTCAACTGGCGATGACCCTGCCGGCTATGGTGTTGCAATCGAGACATGGTCTCACGCTATCATCGACGGCAAGAAGGCTTCAACGCTTCCTTACTTCCACTGGGTATTCCCATACTGCAAGCTTCGTCTTTCAGGTGATCGCGTTATTGAAAACGGTTTGCTTGCAAACACCTTCCAAGGCTACGGTCTTGGTAACGTAAACTTCGGTACAGGTCAAGATGAGCGCTGGGAGTTCCCAATTGCAACAGAGCGCCCGTACACATACGCGCGTTCTTCTTGGGCTCCTACAGGCCGCAAAGGCTTCTACACATGGCACGGTGAGATCGCTAAGACTGTTTCAAACGTTGCTCGCACGAGCACGACTGCCACAGTTACTACATCAGTAGCTCATACATTTGCTGCCGGTGATTCAGTTGTAGTTGCAGGTCTAACTAACTCTGCTCTTAATGGTACATATACCATTACAGCGGTGCCAACATCAACAACATTCACTTACACCACTTCTACTACTGGTTCTATCGCGTCTACTGCAGACGCAGGTACAGCGGTAGTTGGTGCAAACTCACGTACGGTTACAGACTTCTTGTCTGAAGGCTCAACTACAACGTACAACGTTCCTGGATCTCAAGACTTTAACGAAGACAATGATATTGACTTCATTATTGCATCTACAGAGGATCCAACCTCTTAATATAAAGAAGTGAGCGGCATGCCAATGTGTAAAAATAAACACAGGCATGCCGCTCCTTTATTACACCAGGTACCAACGACGACTAGACAGGACGGTTAAGTGTCAAATCTTTGGATTTCTGTAGAAGAGCTTGACAACTACGCAGATAGTGAATACGCGTACGAGGCAGTTAAGGTTGCCTCACAACTGCTTTGGTCTATGTCAGGCCGCAAGTATGGTGGGATCACCACTGTAACAGAAAAGTACGTCTGTGCGTCTCGCGCATACCGGCTTGGTGCGTCTTCACGCAACTACTCTCCAGAACTTGTTGGTGGAGACTTATACAACATTCCTCTTGATGAATTTGATGACTACGCGGAGTTGACTACAGACGGTATGTCACCTTCTACACGTTTACGCCTACGCGGAGGCCCTGTAGTTAAGATTGACGCGATTCGTGATAGAGCTGGCAACATAATTGATCCGTCTAATTACTACCTAGTTGACCACTCTACGGTCCAAGCACGCGCCGGAGTTGCGTGGGCACCTTGCAATATTGAAGTAACATATAGCTATGGCTCTATGCCACCTGCAACAGGAGTGGCGGCCGCTCGAATTCTTGCTACAGAGTTTATTAAGCTGTGGAGTGGCTCCGACGATTGCGCGCTACCTTCACGTATTACCTCGGTAGCTCGTCAAGGAGTTTCTTACACAATACTTGATAATCAAGATTTTATTGACGATATGCGAACAGGCCTGTACATCGTAGACCTATTCTTAAAGTCCTCTAACCCAGATAAGGCTCGCACCAAGGCAAAGGTATTTTCACCAGACCTTCCACGTGCTCGACGCCATGTAGCAAAACCATACGCGCTACCTGCAACTGTTCTTGATATGTTTATAACAGACAGCAGTGGCGGAACAGTCGATGTAAACATCGAGTATATCAATGCCAGTTTCTTAGTCCTTGACCCAACATGGATACCTTCACTTAAAATATCTAACTATTCTGGCAGCAAGAGCAAAGAAATTGGGTCAGGCGCGGTATCTGTTAACTCTATACTTACAGATATCACTAAAAGCGTCTCGCACAAGCAGCTTGTAGATGATGTTGCAACTATAACTACTTCTACCGCGCACGGTTTCTCTGAAGGAGACTTAGTCACTATCTCTGGTATAAACGCCACGTTTAACGGCGCTCACTACATCTCAGACGTGCCAACTAGCACACAGTTTAGATACGCTCAGGTTGCAGCCAACGTCCCATACGGAGCTGACACCGGAACGGCTGTTGTAACCAACGAGTCGCGCGATACCTTAACGCTTACAGTTTCCTATAAGGACGCATATGCCTACGCAGGTTTCTTAGATCCTGGTACCTGGGACCTATACGCTACACGCGGAACAGAAACAGTCTATATTGCCTCAGGTAACTTAGTTCTACGTCTTGGGACAGCGCCTACACGCACGTACTCGCTAGGTGAGTAGCGTATGCCTATCACTAGTATATCCGGCGTTGATGAAGACGCGCTTAGCTTAAAATATTTGCTTGACGGAGTTCTTTCAAAGACAATTGAAGTTTTTGAAGAGTACAACGTGCCTATGCCTGCGCGTCGCTACTGGACGGTAGGAACTGCGCCTATTGACTGCGAGCAAGTTGTTGTTTCTTTTATTCAAATATATCTAGGAACTCCAGGCGACCAGGCAGGGCAGCCTTTGCGCACAACTAGCCCACGCAGCGCGGTGCTGTCTATTGGGATCTCTCGCGAGGTGCCTGTTGTTGGCGTAAATGGCCGCCCTCCAACAGGAGAAAAAATACAAGAAGGCTCTGAGATCGCCGCGGTCGATGCGTGGGTGTTCATGCGACTTCTAAATAGACTTGATCAGTGGGAACCAGGCGAATTTGGTCTTGGTGTTATAGCTACAGCTGACGTTAGCGGCGCTGAAGGCGGATTCCAAACTACAACCATGCAAGTAACGATGGCGATACCTTAAGATGGTCGTAAAGGTAATTTGGAACAAGCCTGCGATTGACAATATGCTCAATAGCCCAACTGGAGAAGTTGGCCGCTGGCTTTCTGCGCAGGGGGCGAAGTTCGTTGCGGCCGCAAGAGCTCAAGTGGGAAAAAGAACTGGGTTCCTTGCTGGATCTATTCACATGCGTCACTCGCGGGGCGCACGCTGGCAAGAATTGCGTATTGGCTCAACGTTGAGCTATGCACTTGCGCATCACGAAGGGACTAAGCCTCACGTAATCATGGCTAAAAATGCCGGAGCGCTTAGATTTACGTCTGGGACTCGAATCATATACGCACGATCTGTGAGACATCCTGGAACAAAACCAAATAAGTACCTTGCTGATAACCTGCATATATTCAGATCATAGCTTGGTATTTAGTGTAAAATAATCAAAAATAAGACAAAAGTCTTATTAAAGACAATAACATAATACGGAGGAAAGAAAGATGAGTACTAGATACAAGGACTTTGGTTCAGGCGGAGCTGCTGACGCTGCCCCTTTATCATTCAAACTTCACGACGAAGAATTTCACTGTGTAAAAGCCGTTCAAGGAAAGATCATGCTTGACATGGTTAAAGACTCAGGCTCAGAAGATCCAGCAAAAAACGCCGAAATGATCGAGAAGTTCTTTTCACAGGCTTTAGTTGATGAGAGCTACGAACGCTTTCAGGCTCTTCTTGTTCACAAGGAAAAAATCGTAACTGTAGACGCCTTAGCTGAAATTATAGGCTGGCTAATCGAGGAGTACACCGATCGCCCTTTAGTGCAGCCAGAAATCTCCTAGACTGGGGAGTTGATCTCTGGCCATATGTTAACGGAAGGACACTGATGAACGGTTTAGATCTTAGGACCATGCCAGCTAATGACATGGTTGATGTTCCTCACTACCTTTTTGAAGATGACCTCAGTGCTAGCACCGCAGAGCAAGCAGAGGCTCGCTCTAAGGCTAGAGTTTCTATCTATAGAGATCTTTACGGTCGCGAGTACAAGTACGCTGTAGACACTTCAGGCGCGTCCCATCCGGACTACAACAGCGCGGAGTACGGCGCTCCTGAAGAATCACAAGAAGAAGCTATAGTGCCTTTCAACCCGGTAAGACAGCCGGTAAAACCATTTATAAGTGCAACGCCTGTCAACGCTGCTTCTTCAAAACCATTTGGAAAAGTACTTGACGAACCAATGGGTCACTAGTAAATAAACATTAACGCAGGGAAGGAGGTGACATCATGGCAGTAGTAGGCGAGGCAATTATAATTGTCCGCACGGTCAGCACAGGTTTTGACAAGCAACTTAGAGATTCTGTAAAAGGAGTTGATAAGATTGGAAGCGACGCAGGTAAGAAACTTTCCAACGCATTTAGAAGAAGCGCGAGCAGAGGCAGCATTGGTGATCTTTTTTCTAAAGACACTAGATCTTTTAAGCAACTAGGACGTGAAGCAGACAGAGTTGGTAAGGCTTTTAACTCTCTTCAAAGAGTAGGGTACAATGTAGGAACTGCTATTGGAGTTCTTGTCTCTAGCTTGAGCTCTCTTGTTGTTGGTGTTGTCTCCTTAGGTGGTGCGGTTCTTTCTGCTACTCCGGCCTTAGTCGCGCTTGGCGGAGGCTTAGCTGCAATTATAGCCGGAAGTGTAGCTGCTAAGCTAGCGTTGTCTGGAATTGGCGCTGCAGTTAGCGCGTTAAATAAGCAAAAAACAGCAGGTGGCGGTGCGGGTGGGCAAAACCTAGCAAAAGAACTTGCTAAGATAGCGCAGAGGAACACAGAAAATCTAGCCGCCGCGGATAAAAAGTTAATTAAATCTAAGCTAGAGCTAACTAAGGCTCAGATTGCTTTTAACAAGGCGCTTAAAGAAGGCGCTGAAGAAATTCAGCAGCTTGGTTTTGACGCCGAGGACGCGGCAATTGCCGAGAAGAAGGCAGCGTTAGAACTCGAGGCTGCGCGTGAAACTTTAGCGCGGGTTCAAGATTTACCGCCTAACTCTCGTGCTCGAAGAGAAGCAGAGCTTGCGTACGAAGAAGCTGATCTAAATCTTCGTATGGCAATGGATAGAAATAAAGATCTGCAGGTAGAGCAAGATCGTCTTGCTAGAGAAGGTGTTGCTGGAACTAACGCTGTTATATCTGCAACAGACAATCTTACAAGTGCTGAAGAAAACTACATGGATGCAGTTGACGGCAAGGCTAAGGCTGAGCGCGACGCACTACAAGCTATTATTGACGCAAAAGAAAATGCTGCTAAAGCTGCTAAAGGACAAGACCCACTAGCGGGACTTACCGCTTCTCAGAAGGTATTCGCTAAGTTCTTAGCAAGTCTAAAACCTCAGCTAGATTCTTTAAAGGAAGCTGCGGCGTCTGGCTTCTTACCACTACTACAGACTTCAATTCAGCAGATCGTTGACAAGGCATTCCCGACGTTTAAGACTGGTCTTAACCTTGTTGGAAAAGCCATGGGCACGGCGTCCAAGTCTGTTTCAGACGCTATTGTAAATTCAGAAAATCTTGCAAAACTTGCTAAGGTATTTGAAACATCTGGCGGAGTTATTGAAAGTCTTGGAAAAAGCGTCGGTAGTTTATGGGGATCTTTACTCTCTATTCTTACAGCCGCTGAGCCTCTTACTAAGCGCTTCTTTGGTTGGATAGAAAAGACTACCGCCGGCTGGGACAAGATGCTCAGTACGAAGGAAGCAGACGGAAGTCTTCAAGCGTTCTTTAAGACAGCTGGTGATGTTGCGGCTCAGCTGGGGGACATATTTGGCAACACCTTTGGTTTTATTGGAAATTTAGTAAAGGCAAACACCGGGCCAGGTAGCGGTGGTCAAATACTTCTTGACTATCTAAAAGATGTAACAGCGCAGTGGAAGGCAAACACTGATTATACGGGAGACGGCCCTGGCTCCCTGCGCGAGTTCTTTAGAGACGCGGCAATAAACGTAAAGGCAATTCTTGGGTTTTTAGGTCCACTAACAAAAGAGTTTATAAAACTAGCTGGAGATCCTAACACTAAGGAGTTCTGGGATACTCTTGCAAAGGCAGTCCCAGATATAGGAGAAATATTTAAGAACTTAAATGAAGGTGGCCCTGCATTTGCAGAGCTTCTTG